ATCTGATGCTGGATCAGCAATAGGAGCTTGTTTAGATAAAAAAATAAAAATTAATCCTTATTTAGGTCCACAGTTTTCTGATAAATCAGTTAGAAGTATACTACAAAAATATAAACCTTTCTTATATATTTTTAAACTTGAAGAAGATAAGCTAATCAATAAGGTATCAAAGTTGATCAATGGTGGTAATATTGTTGCATGGTTTCAAGGTAGAATGGAATTTGGAGCAAGAGCATTAGGTAATAGAAGTATATTAGCTAATCCTAGAGATCCTTCAATGAGAGAAAAATTAAATTTAGTTATTAAAAAAAGAGAAGGTTTTAGACCTTTTGCTCCTGCAATAACAGAAGAAAGATTTGATCAGTTTTTTGATTCTAAAGAGATATCTCCATATATGTCAAAAGTAATGAAAAGTAAGACCAAACTTATACCTTCAGCTACTCATATTGATAATACGTGCAGAGTTCAGACGGTTTCAAAACAACAAAATAGAAAGTTTCATAAACTTATTTCACAGATAGGTAGTCAATCAGGTATACCTATAGTTTTAAATACTTCGTTTAATTTAAAAGATCAAACTATAACTTTAAATCCTGATCAAGCAGTAAAAAGATTTTTAAATTCTAGTATAGATTTTTTAGTTATAAATAATTTTTTAATACAAAAGAAAAAATGATAATTATAAAGTGGATTAAAGAAAAAATTCGTAAATTTAAAGCAGATAGAGCTTTTAAAAAAAGACTTAAAGAATTAAAAAAACGTGATCCGTTTACATATAAAAACTTTTAATAGATGATTATTGAAATCGATAATTTTCTAAGTTCTCAAGAATGTAATACTCTCATAGAAAAATATGATAGTAAAGTAGAACCTATAACTAGCGGTGAAAGAATAGATAGTTACGGTAATCCTATAACTCAGGAAATAAAAGATGTACATAGAATTACTGATTGGATTATTTTTAAAGATACTGATTTAAGAAAAAAAATTTTATTAGAATTAGAAAAAAATTCTAATTTAAGTTATAGTGATATAGATAAAGAAGAATCGTTTCAATTTTTAAGGTATAAAAAAACTGGTCATTTTACTTGGCATAAAGATGCAACTGAAAAAAAAGAGTTTATGACTGCTATACTCCTTCTTAATGATAATTTTGATGGAGGAAATTTATTATATAAAAAAAATAATGAAGTATTTAATTTTAAAAGATCTGCAGGGACTTTAGTATTTTTTCCTACTAATTTATCTCATAAAGTTACTGAAATTGAAAATGGAACAAGATATTCTATAGTTACTTGGATATACAAAAAACCTAATAATATAATATGAATAATTTAGATAATGATTATCAAGATTTTCTTTCTGATATTATAGAGGATGGGGTAGAAAAAACTGATAGAACCGGAACAGGTACTCTATCTTTATTCGGCAGAAGTATTAAACATAATATGTCAGATGGTTTTCCTATTTTAACTACTAAAAAAGTAGCGTTTAAAACTATGGTTACTGAACTTAAATGGTTTTTAAGAGGAGATACTAATATAGAATATCTTCATAAGAATAATTGTCATATATGGGATGGTGATTATGAAAAATCAGGTAGGACTGATGGTGAATTAGGACCTATATATGGAAAGCAATGGAGAGATTGGAACGGTATAGATCAATTAGAAAATTTAATTGAAGGGTTAATTGATGAACCTGATAGTAGAAGGCATTTAGTATCAGCTTGGAATGTAGATGATTTAGGAGAAATGACTCTACCTCCTTGCCATTATTCTTTTCAATGTTATGTAGCAGATGATAAATTATCATTGATGTGGAATCAGCGTTCTGCTGATTTATTTTTAGGCGTACCATTTAATATTAGTAGTTACGGTTTATTGCTTGAATTATTATGTGCTGAAACAGGATATGAGCCAGGAGAACTTATAGGAAGATTTGGTGATATTCATTTATACAAAAATCATATAGAACAAGCTAAACAACAAATAAACAGAGATAGTTTTGAATTACCTAAATTAGGTTTAACTTATTATAATATTTATGAAGGAGATTTTGATGCTATTTTAATGGATTATAAATCTCATGCGGCAATAAAAGCACCTTTAAGTAATTAATGAAACATACTAATAAAAAACTTAAAGATCTTATATGTATAGCACCTTTTCAAGACTTCATGGTGCTTCACGACTCTACAAATGTATGCTGTCCTGAATGGTTTGATATAGAGCAGATGCAGTTGGAGTACCCTGAAGAATTTGCAAAACACCCAGGAAGCCGTCCATTTCCAGGTTACGTTACATCAATAGAGGATAGAAATAATTTACTAGCTAATTGGAATAATAAATTTCATAAAGATTTGAGAAAATCAGTTTTAGATGGAGATTATAGGTTCTGTACTAAAATGTGTCCTCATATAAATGAAGTTTATAAAAACAATAAACCTGCTGGTAGTATACAAGAAAGAGAATTAATAAAAGAGTGGGAAATAAATTTAAAAAATCCTTTTCCAAAAAGAATATACTTTAATTTTGATAAGTCTTGTAATTTAAAATGTCCTTCCTGTAGAGTAGAGTTAATAACAAATAAAAATAATTCTGTTGCAGAAATGACTTTAGAAAGTATTGACAAACAGTTTGGCAACACAGTGCAAGAGATTATCATAACTGGCTCTGGTGACCCTTTTTACTCTAACATATTTAGAAACTGGCTACAGAACTTCGATAAAACAAAATATCCTAAATTAGAAAAGATTTATTTAGTTTCTAATGGTAATATGTTTACCCCTAAAATGTGGAGGTCTATGAGTAAAGCTCATAATTTAATAAGAGAAATGGAATGGTCAATAGATGCAGGTACTAAAAATACTTACGAAAATATTACTAGATTAAATGGTAAATGGGATAAGTTAATGGAAAATATGGATTATTTAGCTTCGCTTAATCATTTTGATAATTTACTTTTTTCATTTGTAGTTCAGAAACAAAATTATACTGAAATGAAAACTTTTGTTGATTTAATTCATAATAAATTTAAACGTAGTAAATCTAAAGCTAAAGTATTATTTAGAGCTATACAAAATTGGGGTCATCAATCTGACAGCTGGTTTGAAGATAAAAATATATGTGATCCTCAGCACCCAGACCACTCTCTTCTTTTAGAAGAATTACCAAAAGTATTGGATCATGGATTAGTATCTTCTAATTTACGTCATTTAATTAAAACTCCTTATAAGCAGTTGGTAATTTAAAATTTTTTTCTTATATTTATTTATATGACTATAGTGTCGTAGCACCACTTAAAAAACACGAAAAATGGTAAATTTAGATTTAAAAGAAATCGAGAACGATCTCTATGACGTCGATTCTCGTAAATTAAGGAACGAAGAGTATATCTACAATAGACGTTCTAAAATTAAAAGCCCTTCCAAACCAATGAATCATCCCGATGCTAAAAAGCATCAGATAGTTTCTTTTATTAAATCAGGTATCAGAATCGCTGGGTACTTATTGTTAGCTGTCGATATGTTGGTAGCCTGCGCAGTAGTTCTTATATTATCTGAAGTAGTAGGTATATACGAAGAATTGGTATAATGGGAAAATTTACATCAACGAAAGTATTTGACGGTTTCTCGACTGTATTTCGTCAATGGAAAGCTGATACTACTCATTGTAAGTATTTACATGGGTATGGTATATCATTTAAATTATGGTTTGAAGGAGATTTAGATGATAGAAACTGGGTATGGGATTTCGGTGGAATGAAAAGAGCTAAAGGAAAAATAGATGATATGTCTCCTAAAGATTGGTTTGACTATATGTTTGATCATACTTTTGTTGTTGCTGAAGATGATCCTTTCAAAGAATCTTTTCTTAAAATGAATGAAGCAGGAGTAGCTCAAGTAAGAATAGTTCCTGCTACCGGAGCTGAAAGATTTGCTCAGTTTATATACGATAAACTTAACCCTTTTATTTCTGAAGAAACTGAAGGTAGAGTTAAGATATCGAAAGTTGAATTTAGAGAACACGGTAAAAACTCAGCAATATATGAGCCTAGGTAGAATAGAAGACTACAATAAAAATTTACCGATAGTAGAAGTATATACTGCAGTTCAATCAGAAGGATCTCGTCAAGGATATCCAACTATCGTTATTAGGACTACTGGGTGTACTCATAGATGTTACTTTGGAGAAGGTGGATGGTGTGATTCATGGTATACAAGTATACATCCTGAAAAGGGTCAATTTTCTTTTCAAGATATAATTGATATGTACGATGCAAATCCTCATATCAAGGAAATGATGCTAACAGGAGGTTCTCCTACTATGCATAAGAAGCTTGTAAACGAATTAACACATTTTGCTAATGAACGAGATATATTCATTACTATTGAAACTGAAGGGTCACATTTCCTTCCTACTGACTTTCCTATTAACCTCCTTAGTATTAGTCCTAAATTCGGTAATTCAGTTCCTGTTCTGGGGGTTGAGACGCCTCAAGGAGCTATTGTTGATCAGAGAATGATTGATAAACATAATAGCTTAAGATTAAATAAAGAAGCTATTAAGAAATCTATTGATTATCATTCTGATTATCATATTAAACCAGTACTTGATAAAGAATTAAGTATTTATGGAGAGGTATATAAATTTTTAAAAGAGTTAGATATACCTAATGAAAAAGTATGGGTAATGCCTGCTGGTGATGATAGAAAATCTTTATTTGAAAGTTATGGAGTTGTAATGAATTTCGCTAGAGATAAAGGTTATAGATTTACTGGTAGAGCCCATATTATGGCTTTCAATACTGAAAGATGTGTATAATGGAAGATATTTGGGATGAAATAGACGATCATTTATCAGTTATTCATGGTAATTTAGGAATCTGTTGTCAAGAATATTGTGACGCTCCGAATGCTATCCATAGTTTAGAAAAAGTACAAGAATTATTAATTAAAATTAGAGATAAAAATGGCACAGTTTAGAGTTATAACGATGCTTCGTAAAATATTTGAAGCACAAAAAGAAAAAGCTCTTATGACTTTAGAGCTTTTAACTGAAAATCCTGCTGGTATAGGAGATCATTCTACTGAAGATTTCTATAAGAATGCTGAAGAAGCTATTAGAGCTTTAGCAGAAGCAGAAGATGTTTTAGAGACTATTGAAAGACATTTCGGAGAATGAAGTTACCGGTTATAAGAAAAATGTCTGATTATACATTAACTGAACTTAATAGTACAGTAAATATGTTGGAGACTATGTCTGAGACTAGAGGTGTATCAGAAAAGGAGTTAGACGTTATTGGAGAAATTTTATCTAACCTTTACGGAGCTTTAGAAGTACGAGAGTCTATTATTTCAGGCTCTTCCAGAACAGATGCTTTAAATAATTTTATGAAAAAAGTTACATCTATAGGAAGTAAATGAAAGGAGTTTTTGTAAGTTACGATTTTTTTGAAGAAAGTATTTTTAACGAGATACTGATTGATATGGATCAGAGTTTTGAAAAAGATTATAATTTACTAGATAGTAAAGGTTGGGGTGAAACTGTTGTAGAGTATAGTAAACCTATAAAAATTAAACCTTTAGAAAGTACTGAAAAAAATTACCACTCTATAAGAAAGGTTATTTACGAACTTACTGGTAGATTTCCTGACGGAATTTATTATTATTTTTGGGGACCTGGTTCTTATATACCATGGCATTCAGATGATATCTATTCTTCTGCTTTTAGTATTTATATGAATAAAAATTGGAATTATCAAGATGGTGGTCTATTCCAATATTATGAAAACAATAAGATTCAGACTATTTTACCAGAAGCAAATACTGCAGTAATGCAAACTGGAAATGTTCCTCATAGTACTACTATTTTATCTAAACATGCTCCTGTACGAAAATCTATACAGATTTGGTTTGAAAAAAATAACGATAAACCTAAAAAAACTACGTTATGAGTTATATTATAGGTAAACCTTGTGAAGGGACTTGCGATACAGCTTGTGTTGCTGCTTGCCCTGTAGACTGTATACATGGACCTATAGATATTGATGGAGCAGGTCAAGAAGTAGCCGGTATGGAAATAGGACCTACCGATATGCTTTATATTAACCCAGAAGAGTGTATTGACTGTGGAGCTTGCTTGCCGGAATGTCCAGTTAATGCTATTTATGATAGTGAAGAAGATGCTATAGAAAAAGATGGCACTGACGCATACGTAAAAAGAAATTATAAGTTTTTTGGCTTAGAATATAATGTATAAGTACAAAGCAAAATTAGTAAGGGTTGTTGACGGCGATACCGCCGATGTTATGATAGACCTCGGGTTCAATGTTTGGACAAAACAAAGATTAAGATTTAAAGGAGTTGATACTTGGGAGAAAAGAACTCGTGATAAGGAAGAGAAAATAAGAGGTCTAGCAGCTACTGCATTTACTACAGAATATTTAGAAAAAAACAATGGTTTATTTACTATTCAATCTTACGGAGTTGGTAAGTATGGAAGAGTATTGGCCGAAATTTTTATAGAAGGAGAAAAAAAATCTCTAAATGAGTTATTATTAGAAAATGGCCACGCTTATGTCTACGAAGGTGGCAAGAAAAAAGTATTTCAAGGATGACAAAACCAGAAATAGTTCAACTTATAGAAGAAAAGCTACAAAAAGTTGAATGTTCGAATTCATTTCCTTACATTATAGATGAAACAACTACTGTAGCCTAAAATGTTATGTTAATGTTTAACCTTAATTTTTTTAAATGAGAAATCTCGTTGCAATACTGCTGATGTTTTTAGCAGTAGGAGCTTACGCTCAAGAAACGGGTACCGCTTCTGATACCGGCAGTGATGTCAATTTGGAAGAAGTAGTAGTATCATCTAGAGTAATTGATGTCGCAAAAGAAAGAGAGACACCGATTGCTGTTAGTACGATTTCTGCTCAGGAGGTACTCTTGAAAGTTGGGAACTTGGAGTTTCCAGAAATCATGAACAAAACACCAGGGGTTTACGCTACTAAACAAGGAGGAGGATACGGGGACTCTCGTATTTCTTTAAGAGGTTTTGATCAGCGTAACACATCCTTCCTTATTAACGGACAGCCGGTTAATGATATGGAGAATGGATGGGTGTATTGGTCTAACTGGCAAGGTCTGACAGATGTTACATCTGGTATTCAGATTCAACGTGGTCTTGGAGCCACTTCATTAGCAGTACCATCTGTTGGTGGAACTGTTTCTATTTTTACTAAAGCAGCTGAAAAAGCTAAAGGTGGATCTTTGACTCAAATGGTAGGTAATGATGGCTATATTAAAACTACAGCTGTTGTTAATACTGGAGTAAATGACAAAGGATGGTCTTCTTCATTCCTGTTAACTAAATGGTCTGGGAACGGATACATTTATAATACAAGTGGTGCAGGATGGACTTACTTTGCAGCAGTAGGATATACACCAGAAGGTTCAGCTCATAGTCTGAACTTTTCTTTTTTAGGAGCTGGTCAATGGCACCATCAAAGAGATGTATGGGTATCTATTAGAGATTATCAAAACTTCGGAAAAGAAGGAATCGATCAAAGATGGAATACTAACGGTGGTACTTTAAATGGAGAAGAGTATAATTTAAGAAGAAACTTCTATAATAAACCTCTTGCTACTTTGAACTGGGATTGGGATATTTCTGACAACGTTCAGCTAAATACTTCTATTTATGGTTCTGCTGGTAGAGGTGGTGGAACAGGTCCTAGAGGTAGAAACTATTATGAGTCTTCTATTGATATGTTACCTTTTAGAAAAGATCTTACTGAACATTATTTAGAGAATGGTAAAGGAACTAGAAATGCTGACGGTACTATTAATTATGATGCTGTAGTAGCTCATAACTCTCAATACCCAGTAGGTTCTCATAATGATAAGACTTATGCTAGAGATGTATTAGTAAGAAGAGCATCTATGAACTCTCATAACTGGATAGGAGCTATATCTAAGCTTAATATTCAAAAAGGTAATATGAGATATTCATTAGGAATAGATCTAAGGGATTATACAGGATATCACTACAGAGCAATGAATGATCTATTAGGTCTTCAGCAATATGCTTCTACTGGTAACCAGAACTTAGGTACTCAATTATATGATGCTTCAGATTTAGTTACTGCTAAACCTTTTAGAAATACTAATATAGATGATGATCAAGCTAAAATTGCTTATTATAATATTGGATTTGTAAAATGGGCAGGAGTTAATGGTTTAGTAGAGTATGCAGGTGATAATATTACTGCAGTAGTACAAGCTGGTTTATCAAACCAACAATTCCAAAGAGAAGATAGATTTGCTAATATAGATAATCCTATTTCAG